CCAAATTTGGATTCTAAAAGTTTTCAAGAAAGGCTTTATAAAGATTTTGAGATATTTGAGCAATCTAATGAAAATGCAACTATTCAAGGTGTAATTACCGCATTTAAAGAATTGTCAAATTTAGCTACAAGTGAAGATTTGGTAATAATTACTTATAGTGGTCATGGTGCAATTGATGACAGCAGCAGTTATGCAGAAGATAATTTTACAAGTGACCAAGCATGGTGTTTGTACGATGGATTATTGAAAGATAATCATATTCATTTATTGTTATCGCTATTTAAAAAAGGCACTAGAGTAGTATTGTTTTCATTTTGTTGCCATTCTGGAAGTATGTACAAATCTGGAGTTGGACAATCTGTTCCAGCAAATTGGAAACCAAAATTTATGCCGCAAAGTATTCAGCAAACAAAGGCAACAGAACAAAATAGTTGGATATATATTTTGTTGCAAAAACTAGGATGCAAACAAGATATTCAATGCAGCTTAAAATATATTGGAGCTTGTCAAAACAACCAATATTCATATAGTACTGGTGTTGGTGATGCTTCACAATTGGCATGGTGGGAATCGTACAATAAAAATCCTAAATCACCCTATGTAAGTATTTTCAATAATATTTCAAAATTAGGGTTGATGAGAGCAAATCAAACGCCAGTTTACAAGAATTTTAGTAAAGATAAAATATTCAACAATGAATACGCTTTTAAGATTTAGTATCATATTTATATTTTTGTTTTTGATGGGATGTAAAGCCTCCTTTGAAGTAGGGGGGCTTACTATTAATCCACTAAACGGAACGATTGGAGTAACTGGAATAAAGATTTCTCCTAAAAATAAAATAGCAACATTTGATGTAGTAGGACGTGGTGCAACTATTGAAGATGCAACTAAAAACTGTTATGTAAATTTTGAAAAAGAATACTCCGTTGTTGCAGATTCTATAACCGACATAAAGTTGGTAAGAATCGAAAAAGTATTTGATATTAAAACTTTTAAATATAAGTATAATTATACAATCGAAGCAAAAGCACTAAGATATGTCGAGATATTTGATTAAAAAAGGTGAACATTATTCGCAGAATCGTTTTTTGAAATTATTCTTATTCAAGAAAAAGGTCAAATTTTTAATTGATTTCGATAATTCTATTATTCAATACAACGATCAAGAATATAATAAAAGTGATATTAATAAAATAGTTGGATTGTGTTTCTGGTCATTTGGTGCAATTTGGAACTCAATTAAAAATGTAGCTCCAATTCATCAATATAATTCTATCAGATTAGGCTATGTAGTCAGAAAAGGTAAGTTGGATTTATATGCCTACTGGTATAGAAATGGTGTTAGAAATTATGAATACATAGATACAGTTGATGCGTTTGGATATTTAGAAGTAAGTTTTGAAACGGTTGGTAATTGTGTAGGTGTATCTATTAGAGGTATTAAAACAGGGAGAAACGTATCGGTTTACGCCTATGTAAATACTTCGCCAATTTCAAATATGCTGTTTCCGTACTACGGTGGCGACGAAACCGCCAAACAAGATTTTTTAATCAATATTGATATAACGTCATGAAAGTACTTCAATTATTGCAATCAATTCCAAAGTGGCTTTGGGTATTGGTAGGAATTTTGGCAATTGCTTTACCAGAGGTTGTTAATTTTTTAACACAGGTAAATGGATATTCTCCAGAATGGTTATCCATTGCAACAAAATTCGTTTTGTGGGTTGTAGGATTCAGTCCATTGCAAAATCAAAAAACTTAATCACAGAGCCGACGTGTAAAGCGTCGGTTTTTAAATTTTCAATATGTTAAAAAACATAAATATAACAGATAATTCTTTCGTAGCAAACGGAAACAAGTATTTGATTCATTCAAGTTTGAGCGTTGGAAGGATTCAGCAATTTGAGAAACTACAAGCTAGAATGCAAAATGGATTTTCTGTTTACGAAATTTCAAAAAAGCTAGAGGAAATTATCAAATTAACAAACGAGCAAAAAACAGTTCAGGCAAATACAAAATTATTTGTACTGCATGAATCTTGCACTAATATTGAAAATGACATAAGCCATCCAGCACTATTGATGTGCAGTTTGTTTATTTGCAAGGAAAATGATGATTTGACAAGTTGGAATGAAAGTAAAGCACTTGAAAATATTGAAGATTGGAGAATAGAAGGATATGACTTCAAGGATTTTTTTCATTTAGCGTTCAATTTAGCAAAGGACTTTCTAACCGAATTAACGAAAGATTTAACTCAAGTAGACTAAATTTTGAAGTTCAAGAAAAAACTATTTATGAACAAGAGATTGCAATTGATGAGTTTTGGATAAAAATAAAAACAGCAATTTCTCAAGTAACGCATATTAGTTTTAGCGAATTGAACGCATTAGACATAATAGAATTTTTTATTTTATATAACGAGATCAAAAAATGACATTTGCCAGTCCATTAAGGTTTTTTGAAAAAGAGTGTAACGTAACTTCTAATTTATCGTATTTCTCCGATAGCTTAGAATCGTTTGATTATTTTATGCCTTTAGGCATCATAACTCCTTTTTTGATTGAAGCAAGTTCATTGTCGTATTCAAGCATTTATTTAAAAAGTGCTAAAACTGGTTATGTAGCAGAAGTTACCAGTTTTTTTGATATAAATTCAGTTGGGTTTGGATTATATTTTCAAGATAATAGTACATACGGAGCTTCAACATTAGTAAATGTTCGTCCAAGCCTGTTAACGGTAGGATTTACAAATATGCCGTTTTCTGATTTTGTAAAAACACATGGTTCAGTATTTTATATTATTTTGCTAAACGCCTCAGTACCTGTTTTATTTTCTGATATTTTTGCAATAAAAAGCACATCCAATGAAGCATGTGATAATTGCGATCCATATTTTTCAATATCATGGAGTTCAGATTGTAATGTAGGTGATTTGAAATACAAAGATATTCCAGAATTAAACAATAAGATATTTGTAAGTTCAGCATTAAGCAAACCCGAATATCAATACGAAGAAGAAGGAAGTTCAGATGGTAGAGGCGAATTTTTCCCAAAATTTCAAAGTATAAAAAAGATTAGAAGAGCAGAAATATACGGAAACGAAGGGCTGTCGGATGCCCTAGCTATGATACCGCTTCATTCTGAAATTCATATTGAGGACAATGAGGGGAATGTTTTTTCAATTAGTAGATTTTTAACAGATGTAAGTTGGAGAAGTGATTCACTAGCCGTTATTTCAATATCAGCCACAACTGCATTTACCACAAAAAATAATTGTTGTCAATAATGGAATTAAACTTAAAAAGAACGATAAAACTCGAAAAAAGAACTTTTGGTGAGTTGGTTGTAAATGGCACATTGCTTTATACAATAGAGGACAAGGATAGAGGATTAACATCAGATATGGATGTTAATTTCATTAAGCGAACAAAAATAAAGGCTGCAACTGCAATTCCAACTGGAAGGTATCAAATAAAAAAAACATATTCAGCAAGATTTGGAAAAGACAAATTGCTTTTATTAAGAGTTCCAGGATTCGATGGAATAAGGTTTCATTCTGGGAATACCGAAGCACACACGGAAGGTTGTTTGATAATAGGAATGAAAACGGACTTCAAAACAAAAGTTTTTGAATCTAAAAAAGCTGAAAGATTCATTGAAGATTACTTATTTAAGGCATTAGAAAAAGATACAGTTTTTATTAATATTTCTTAGAAAATATTTGCATAATACATTGTTTATTAGTATTTTGCGTAAAATATAAGATATGAATTTTGACTTAGATTTTGATTTTGACATTGATGACTTTGATACCGAAATTGGTAGTGAAGATGTAATTTCTAATGTCATTAAGCCAAAGCTGCCCAAAAAAATACTTGAAAAACACATTAATTATTCAAACGCAAAGAAACTTGTAAAAAAACTAGATTTAGCTAAAAGAAACTTTTGCATCGTAGATGGAAAATTCATATTTGGCGAACTAATTGAAGCAATTTTAATTGAAAATGAATTAAAAGCAGAATTGGTTAGTATTTCCACGCTATCAATGTCGCAAGAAAATATTGATAGCTTAACTGCATTACTTCATTTTGATAAGTGTATCGATAAATTAGATTTGATTGTTTCAGCATACTATTTTTCACATGAAAGAAATGGAGCAATAAAATATATTTATGAAAACCTAAACAAAGAAAATAAATTTCAATTAGCTGTTACAAGAACACACACTAAGATATGTTTGATTAAAACTTATTGTGGAAAATATATTATCATTCATGGTTCAGCCAATTTAAGAAGTTCTGGAAATTACGAACAATTTATTGTTGAAAACGACAAAGAGTTATTCGACTTTACATTAGATTTCCATAATAAAATAATTTCAGAATATAAAACCATAAAATAACTTAACTATGAAAAGCGGAAGTGAAAAAAGCAAGGGTTCAACAATAAAAAACACAACTACTAACGCAAAAAAAAGATTAAGTAAGAGAGAAAGAAAAGCACAACGAAAAGCAGCTAGATTAGTAAACAGTTTGCCAGTAGCACCATTTTAAAAAAATCCAAAATACAACCTAAAAAAGCATGAGGACAGAAACTACGGAAGCACGAAAAGAAGAGTTTTTAATCGCACTCGAAAAGTGTATGGGAATGGTAACAGTTGCAGCCAAAAAATTAGGCATGGGACACAAAAACCACTACAACTGGTATGATAGCGATCCAGAATATAAGGAAAAAGTCGATGCAATTTTGATTAAAAAAGCAGACTTTGTTGAAGTTGCTTTAATGAAATTAATCAAAGATGGCAATCCTTCAGCTATTATTTTCGCAGCAAAAACATTATGTAGGAGTAGAGGTTATGCCGAAGTGGTGAAGCATGAAGGAACAGGATCGAACGGAGAAATAATGTTTAAGGCCGATTATGGAGATTAAAAGTTTCCAAGCCTCAACTGTTTTCAAGAAGAATGTAAATTCTACAAAAAAAATAACTATAAACAGAGGGGGTGCAAGAAGCGGTAAAACCTATTCGCAATGCCAAATGATCGCAATTTGGCTATTAACAGGGCAATATAAGAAAAATTGGAGTTGCGATAATGGAGTTTTTTCGATAGTAAGAAAAACATTACCATCTTTAAAATCAACTGTAAAAAGAGATTTTGAAGAAGTTTTGGATTCGTTTGGAATAATAGATAAAGTAAAGGTCAATAAAACAGATTTAACATACACCTACAAAGGTAGGACGGTTGAAATGTTTTCGGTTGACAATCAACAAAAGGTTAGAGGTCGTAAAAGGTGGGGTCTATTTTGCAACGAGGCAAATGAACTGAATTATAAAACAGACTTTTACCAACTATTTACTAGAACCACAGGAGCAATAAACATAGACTTTAATCCAGACGATCCTGAAACATGGATAAAAACAGAATTAGAGGAAAAACGGTTCAATGAAATTGGGGACGTAGATATTATTGTTTCAACCTACAAGGACAATAGATTTTTAGAACCAGAGCTAATACGTAATCTTGAATCACTAAAAAGCGATGCGGAGTTTTGGAGAGCATTTGGATTGGGAGAGTACGGTGCAATAAGCGGTCAAGTGTTTACAAACTGGGAAGTAGGTAGATTTTCAACAACGTTAAAGAAAAGAGCCTTTGGATTAGATTTTGGATTCACACACGACCCAACTGCATTGGTAGAGTGTGGATTAAGCGGTGGAAATTTACACGTTAAGCAACACATTTACGAAACACACATGACCAACTCAGATATTATCGCAAGATTTAAAGAAATTGGAATTAAGAAAAGTGATACAATAATTGCAGATAGTGCCGAACCAAAATCAATTAAAGATTTAAGAAATGCAGGTTACAATGTAGTTGGTGCGAATAAAGGTAGAGATAGTATTAAACACACAATTTCAAATTTAAGACAATATAAAATAATCTTAGATAGTAAAAGTTCAGAATTGATTACAGAATTTAAGCGATATAAATACAAAATGAATAAATACGGAGATTACATTAATGAGCCTATCGATATGTACAATCATGGAATTGACGCAATTCGTTATTATTCAGAAAATCAACTTTCAAAAAACAATCTCATTTTACTATGATAAAAGAAGATGCAATAAAATTACTCATAGAAGTAATTAAGAAAGGGAAGCGGCACGTAAATTATGCTAAAAATGTAGATAGGGCAAAATTGTATCACACATTAGTAACAGGCGAAGATGCAGAATCGTTGCTAAAAATGTATGCGAGGCGAGAAAATGATGATCTATTTAAACAAAGGGTTGCTATAACTCAACATATTTTCACCACTACTACAAAAAGCATTATGGATGTTTTTTATAAAGTTCCACGAGCTTTGTATAATAGGATTTTGGCATTCAAGGACGATGATTCAAATTTAAGGCTGAGAGAGTTAGAAGAAATATTAGCAAAATACTACGGTGATTCAAGTTTGGACGACTGGATGGCAACAAGATATTTGGATTTAAACGCATTCGATCCAAATACTTTTATTGTAGAGGAATTTGAGAGCTTCGACAACAAGGTGACTAGAGCCAAACCCTACCCTTTTGAAGTCAGTTCAGAAATGGCAATTGATTTTCAATATAAAAACAATATACTACAGTATTTGATTGTTGAGCAAAAAAAAGATAAGTTGTTGAGATATACAATTTATACCGACGTTCAAAGTATTGTATTTCAACAAGTAGATTCAAAAGATTTGAACATTTCTGAAGAAGATACTATAATTCAGTATTTTGACAAGTTATACATAAGTATAAATAAGAATGTTTATGAGTATATCGAGCCACTGCCATATAATTTAGGTAGAGTTCCAGCAAGGCAAGTAGGAATTATCAGGGCAAAACAAAAATCTGGGGACGACAATATTTCGTATTTATCACTATTCGATGCTGCAATTCCGTTTATAAAAAAATCCATTAAAACAAATTCTGAACTAGATTTGGTGATGTCAAACATGGCATTTCCGATTAAAATTAGCTATGTTCATAAATGTGATGAGTGTGGAGGATTCGGAAAGGTTAACAACACGACTTGCGGTGAATGTGGTGGAACAGGAAAGATTCACCCTACTTCGAGTATGGAAACAATTGAAATTGGAATGAATGGCAATTTGGATAATGAAAGTGTGATTGACTTAAATAAAATGGTAGCCTTTGTTTCACCGCCAACAGACATTATAAAAATAATGGATGAGTATGTGGACAAAATGGTAGAACGAGCCAAAGAAATAGTATTTAATTCGGATATTTTCACAAAAAAGCAAATATCCGATACAGCAACAGGGAAAATATTAGATTCTCAAAACGTATATGATGCTTTGCAGCCAGTTTTTAGAGCCTATTCGGATATGTGGGAGCATAAAATTGATGTGATTAGTTTAATTACAGATTTGAATAATAAATTAGTCCGTTCGTTTACATTTAATAAAGATGCAAAATTAAAATCAAAAACTGAATTGTTAAGCGATTTAACTTTACTAAATTCTGCAAATGCTTCACCAGAATTTAGACGTGATGTGTACAATGATATTGCAAGAATAACATATTCTGATAATCCTAATGAATATTTACGATACCAAGTTAGAGAGCGATTTAATCCTTTTAGTGGCTACTCTCAAGATTCAATTACACAAGCACTTTTATCAGAATTTGTAAGAAAGGAAATAAAGGTTCTGTACTATAACTTCAATTACATCTTTAATGAAGTCGAACACCGATCTATTTTGAAAGGAAAAGATTTTTATTCTTTGACTTATGAATTACAAAAACAAGAAGTTGATGCAATAGTTTCAGAAATTATAGACCAAACAAAATCTTCAGTTCCAGTTTTATAATGACAATAGAAGAAAAGATAAAGCTATTAGGAGATTTATCAAAGCAAACTGAACAAAAAATAATTGAATTGATAAATAATTTTGATACCAAAATTACTGGTATTCAAAAGGATTTATTGTTATCTTTGCTAAGTGATTTTGTTTCAAATCTAACTTTTACTGATAATGTTTTAGATAGGAGTGTTCAGAATTTCAATAGAATTGCAAGTTTTGATAATTGGTTTTCGGATTTTAGGAATATATTTTTAGAAAATCAAATATTAGATTTTGGAAAAACATTATTAGAATACTCAAAAGATACAGGAAATTATTATCTTGCAATCGGTTTTCCAAAAGAAACGATTGGAAACATATTAGAAAAAAATGCGTTATTAGAAGCAAGGATTGGGATTAAAAATAATAAAATTATTGCAGGTAGTTATTTAGACAATCTTGCAAATATCGAAAGTGTAAAAAACGATTTAAAGAACATCGTTTTAAGCAACATCAACAATAAGTCAAGCCTAAACATTCTCACTAAAAATTTATCAAATTATATCAAAGGATCGCAAGGGATTAATGGAGCTTTGCAGCGATATTATGACCAATACGCCTACGATAGTTTTAATTCTGTAAGAGAAATAAAGAATCAAGAATTTGCTGAAAAGCTAAAATTGAACTTTTTTATTTATGCAGGAACTACTATTTCAACAACGAGGAAGTTTTGTGCTGAAAGGTCTAACAAACTTTTCCATGTAAGTGAAACGAGCAAATGGGTAGATGATCCAAACCTAATTGACCAAAAAACAAAGCTATCTTATAACCCTTTGATTGATAGAGGCAGATATAGGTGTAGGCATCATATTCAGTATATTTCTAACAAAATGGCTGAAAGGTTGGATATTGGCAAGTTTAATAAATTCAAATGATAGATAAAACTCAAGAACGAATCTGGAAAAATCACCGAAGAAAAACTGGTGAATTAGAATTTATGAAGAAAGTTTGGACAAAGCTGTTTGGGGGCGTTGATGAGTTTGGTAAATGTGAAGAATGTGGACGATGGATTAAGTTCGATCCTTTTCACGTTGCACACATCAACAGCAAGGGAGCAAGGCCAGATTTGAGAACAACTGAAGATAATGTTTTAATCCTTTGCAGCGATCATCATACACAAATGGATTCAAAATTTGAAGGAAAGACAAGAAATGATTTAAAAGTATTGCCAAAAATTAAATCTATTATACTAAAATACAAAAATGGTTTTAGCGAAAAATAGTACAGGTGTAGAAAGGGAATTCACTTGCCATCAGTGGGATAGTTTCCCACCATCAAAGTGGGGTTGGACGATGCTTTTCAGAGATTGCAGACCAGATTCTATTACAAAGAATGTGGGTTATCCTTTTGCCTATACAGACGCTACGCCAAACTACGATATTCATGCAAGAAACGGAACTTCTGTTGATACAGAATACTTTGTAACACTTGGGAATGACGAGGGCGAAGAAAAGGCTATTCTTATCAACAATAGGGAAATTCCAATGGATGAATTTCAAGTTCATTGGAACGGAGGGAAGACGGTTTTCACGGATGTAGAAGATACAAAGACAACTCCAGAAATCGCACAAACAATATTGGAGGTTGCAAGTATCGAATCAGCATTTAGATTACGCCCGATAACATTTGCACAGGCAAACGCAATGCAAAATAAGAAAAAAGGGATGATTGTATTTATTGAAGATACTTTTACAGATGGAGATGGCACAATTAATATAAATAAACACTATGGTTGGGATGGCACGAATTGGATGGCTTTTTATTAGCATTTTATTTTGCGTAAACTTGAATGCACAAGTTTATCCGTATAAGATAGCAGCAAAAACGGATACGGTTGCTGTAATTAAAAACATTGGTGGAGTAAATAAAATCACCGTTGGCGATATTGTTAAGTTGGGCGACACTTCAAATATCAACGAATTGCAAGTAATTGATACATTTTCATTTTCCAACGACACACTAAGAATTTCGCTTTCAAAAGACAATGAAAAATACAAAGCAGTTTCAATTTTGGGTGCAGATAAACAAAAGGCTGATACTTTTTTAATTACATCAAACCAATTAAGACTTTCACTTGAAAGGGATGGAGTTCCATTTTATTCCGTAAATCTTGCCCCATATTTAGACAATACAGATGGACAAACATTGTCAATCGCAGGAAATACATTAAGTATTAGCGGTGGAAATTCAGTAACATTGCCAATTACAACCTATACAGCAGGTGCAGGTATTAACATCACAGGAAATGTGATTTCAAATACTGGAGATTTGTCAAATTCAAACGAACTACAAGTTTATAGTCACACAGGAACAACAAGCTACACTAATACGCTAAGTCTTTCAGGTGGTTCATTTTCCATAATCGCAGGTACAAATATGGCAATTTCGCATAATGGAAGTGGGGTAATTACATTAAATGCCAGTACTGGAAGCAACACAAACATCTACAATAGTAATGGTTCACTAACAGCACCTAGAACTGTAGGTTTAGCAGGATATAATTTAGAGTTTAATGGAACTGGAAATATTTACTTAAACAATTCTGGTAGAATAGGATTGTTTTTAAATTCAACTCCATTTACAGCATTTTCAAATTCAACAACTGGAATTCAGGATGGAAATGCAAATAACGCATCGGTTGATGGAATTTTATGGCAAAGTTTCGGTACTGGTTACGCTTTTACGTCATATAGTGGTTTTAGTCATGGGTTACATACTAGAGTAAACAGCACACTAGCAGCTTATAAGATTTTAAATTGCTCAAGCGGTTCAACTGCAACTGATAGATTTACAGTTTTTGGAAATGGAGTAGTTAGGATACAAGGATTGCCAAATGCGCAATGTTTGGCTACAAATTCAAGTGGTGATATAGTCGCTTCAACTTTTCCAAATCAACTTCAAACTTATAGTCATTCTGGTACAAGCAGTTATACAAATACTTTGAGTAGCGGTGGAGGGTCATTTTCGCTTTTGCCAGGAACAAATATAACATTAAGTCACAATGGTAGTGGTTCGGTCACAATCAATGCAAGTGGTGGAGGTGCAGGGTGGCTTACAACTGGAAACGCAGGAACAAATCCAACATCTAATTATTTGGGTACAACAGATGCTCAAGATTTGTCAGTAAGAACACAAGGAACAGAAGTTTTAAGATTAAAAGTAGGAGGAATGATTGGACAAGGCACAGCCAGTCCATCCTATCCTTACCACATGGTTATGGGTGGAACATCAGCTTTTAAAAGAGAAACCACACAACCAACGATTAGAGATGCTTTTAAAACAAGTTCTACATCAGAGTTTTACACAGAAGCTAGTAATGTAGGACTACCGCGACAGACATTCAAGATTTATAGCAATTTTGATTTAGATGGTGGTTTATTTGTAGAAGATAATTGCTCAAGAAGTATTTTTGGATTAAATTATGTAAAACTTGGTGGTTATGGCAATACAAGAAACGACGTTTCTACTTCTGTTGTGAAAAACACACTTTATACAGATGCAGGAGCTATCGTTAAGTCTTGTCCAGCAGGAACGGTTGGAGAAACACAATCTGCAAATAATGCAAACCTAACAACTTCACATAGATTATTTACAGTTCCTTCATCGACTAACTTGACTTGTTCACTAAACCCTATGGCTAGTGGTGGTCAAATACTTTACTTGAAACGTGATCCAGCTAGTGCAGGAACTGGAAACGTGGTACTAACATCTAGTACATTAATAGATAGTTCATCATCTTATACTTTAACATCATCCAGTAGTGGGGTTGTACTAGCGTACAATTCAGCCACTTCAAATTGGTATGTAATAGCGAAATTATGATATTATCAGAAGAAATTAATAATGCGATTAAGAAAAACAATTCAGATATGCTGTTATTTGGATTTGTAGTTGGGGCAACGATTAATGATAAAATTAGTGTAGCTGGAGCCATAATTAAATTTAAGTCAAAATTCAATATAAAAACAAAAAACTCAACCCTTGAAAGACGGTATTTTTTTATTGCATCAAATTATATAAGTAATTTAGAATGAAAGCACTTGCAATATTAGGAACAATTGTAATTTTTGGAGCAGTATTTATTGCAGTCAAGATTTATGAATTTTTAGACGAGAATTTATGAAAAACACAAGCAATTAACCATTGCTTACATTGATAAAATTAACAAAAAATTTAGTAGCTCAGAACATCAATTATTAGAAAATTTGGGTTTTGATAATGTTGTTTGCGACGATAGATTTATGTAAGTATATCAACTATTTTTTGGCTTAAAATTAAAAATAATGAGCATAACATCAAAAGTTTTAATCGGAAGATACGAAGTAATTTGCAATAAGATTGTAGAAGAATTTTGCAAAAAACAAGGACTTGAATTCTATGGATGGGTAGGTGATAATGTTGGCGAGATAGCCTCATTTAGTACAATCTACTTTTTCAATATGACAGATATTATTTTGGACTTGCTAGAAAATGCACCAAAAGGCGAAATACTAAAATGGCAAGATGAGAATTTGGAAAGTGAAAATTACATAAACTACCACTCCTTCATAAAAGGACTAAGATGTAATCAATTAAAATAAACATATCATGAGTGAATTTATTACAGCCACTAAAAATGGCATGACAAGAAAATTTCCAAAAGAATCATGGAAAAGAAGTAAAGGCGATTGGGTTGAGGTAATCGACACTCCAAAAGACCTTGAAGAAGCTGCTGTAAAAACAAAAGGACGAAAAAAGCAAGAGCAAGAGAAATTAGAATCACCAGAAAAAGACCTTGAAGATGAAAATTAGGAATAAATATACCAAAGAGGTTTTAGATGTAACCAGAGAGCAATACGACAGCATACTTTCAAGAGAGGGTAACAGATACGATATTATTGATAGCAAGGACGATCCAGCACCAATAAAAGAGGTGCCAGATGACATTGAAAACGAGGTAAAAAAGAAAAAAGGTAAAAATTTTGAAATATAAAAAATAATTAATATTTTTGCATGGAAATACTTAGCGAGTTCTTAAGCAGAACTATAAACCAGCCAGTCGAGAGCATTCAAGAAAAGCTCTATAAAAAACAAGAAGATGGAACATTTTCCAAAGATTTAGTTGAAAACGCATTAGATGTTATCCTTGAGCTAGATAAAGATCGAGTTAGTAAATTAAAGCAAATTGACAACTCCGATATTACTAAGTTCAAAAACATGGGTAAAGCAGAAGCGTTGACAAACTTTGAAAAGCAAATTAAAGAGCTTTACAAAGTTGAAGAAGACTTAAAAGGAATTGACTTAGTTCAAAGTATTATTCAAAAATCGTCAAACACAAAATTGACTGAAGACCAAATAAAGCTAAACCCTTTATTTATTGCTTTAGAAAAAAGGCTGAACGATGAATTGAATAACACGAAAACAACGTATGAAAAGCAAATCGAAGACCTTAAAAACGAATATACTTCAAAAGAAGTATTTTCAAAAGTAAATGAAACTGCTTTAAGTACATTGGAGGCTTTAAAACCAATTCTTTCAAGCGATCCAGCTAAATCAACTTATCAAAAGCGACTTTTTATCAATGATCTAAAAGGCGAATATGATTTTAAGTCAATTGACGGTCAAATCATACCAACGACGAAAGATGGTAAAAGGGCTGAAGATGAACACGGAAATCCATTAACAATTGAAAAATTAATTCAAAGAAAAGCAGCAATGATTTTTGAGTTTGAAAAACAAGGAGAAAAGGGAAGTGCGTCCAATTCTGGAGGTTCAGACCAAAATCTTGTTGTTCCAAAAACAAAGGAAGAGTTAAACAAAGCTATTTTTAATGAACCCGATCCAGCTAAGAGGATAGCATTACAAGAAGCATTTTCGAAGCTAAATAATTAAATAAAAATTACTAAAAAACACTAAAATGGCAGCAGGAGATTTTTCAGCATCAAATCTTGTAGATGTTCAAATAAAAGCAGACAAGATTTGGATGGACAACATGGCTAAGACTGACTACATTGCAGACGTAGAGGCATTTAAAGCCATTAAGGAAAACCAATCAGCAAACGTTACCGTACTGGAAACTGGTAAAGACTTAAAAGCCACAATTTCTTGGATTCAAGATTGTGATATTGAAGCAACCAGTTGTACGGACGACTGTTCGATTGATGGAGTTGAGCTTTCAACAGAAAGCAAAGACTTAGAGATAACTCAATGCGTTAAAACATCTTTCAAAGTTGAAGCAAAAGGATTTAGATCAAATTTGTTCGATATGGAGGAAGTTGTTGCAAAGGGAATGTTAAAAGCGTCAAAAGTGCTTGATGAAGAAATCACAAAGAGGGGTATTGCATTCTTAAATAGTTCGGCAGGGGTGAATGTCTATGCAGGACCTTTAGGCACACTTTCAAGCGGTGACACACAAATCGCTGGGGTGAATTGGAGTACACAATTATTACCTTATTTAAGAATGGTTGCAACGAAGAACCGTTTCAACAATCCATTCATGCTAAGTGGTGAGAATTACTATTTCACAGACAACGAAGCTGTTTATAACAAAGACAATTCAGATGGAAAAGGTGATTATGTTAGAAATAGTTTATTGAAGCGATACTATGATTTATTCAATATCGAAGCAGTAAACGATCCTGACATGGTGACCTACTTAATCAACAGAGGTGCAATTGCTTTTGCTAGTAAGAATTACGATCCAGCAAACCCTTATTCAATCATGAATCCTGGACAACAAAGGTATTCAATCGAATCAAGAAATTTACCAGGAGTTCGCTATGATGTTATTTACACAACGAAGTGTATTTCTAACAAGATTTATCATGTTTGGGATTTTAGAGGATATATTGAGTTCTTCTTAAATCCAACTGGTTGTGTAGCAGACAGAACAGGGGTGTTAAGATTTTTAAAAGTTTAGTTATCTTCCGAAGTTAAGAGTTGGGTTTGAATGCCCAACTCTTTTTTAATATTTAAAAATGTTTGAGTGCTACGAAAATATAATTGCTGTCAGCGAAACAACTTGTAACTGTTTTCCAGACAATCCAGAAATAGAAAGCAAAAGCGGTCTATACTTAGATGAATTAGAAGGGTTAGAGGTACTTACTTCATTATCTGATTGCGAAACAGGTAATATTTGGGAAATAGGACAAAAGGCAATCAACGAAGCAATTAAAATGTTTGTCGTAGATTCAAATAATTTAATATTAAAAAGATTCAAGCAAACTTTAAAGCAATACAACGGATTGTTGGGGTGGAGCGGTGGAAAAGACCATATAAACATACAAAAAAACTATGCTGGATTAGTAATTGATTGCAGACCTGTCAAATCTGGAGTAATTACCATTAAAGACATTGGATTGATTTTCGATGCAACCAATACAATTAACATCAAGATATTTGACCAATATTCAAATATGATTGAAATGGTCGATTGTATGACATTGGCAGGAAAGCGAAAGTCAAATGAAGTAAATATCAAATTGCCTATTTTTACAAAAGAATATGGTAAAATGATTTACTTCTTAGTTTATGAAGTAGCATCAAATGTGCCACTTGACAACAAGGTTGGATGTGATTGTGGTGGTGGATTTACTAGCAAATTCAATAGTGATAAACCATATTATTTTGGAAACTGGAACGGTTCGCACAGTTGGGCAAACTGGTGTATGATAGGAGGCATTCAAACAGATGACTTAGTTAGTTTTGATGAAGATTTTTCGGTTTCAAACTACGCTAATGGAATTTCATTGTCTGTTGATATGAATTGCAACTACAACGAAACGCTTTGTGAAGAAAATATGGATTATAGCGAACCGCTAAATATGTGCAAAGCTTTAGCGGTTCGATATAAAGCAGCAGAATTAATATCATTGAAAATAATTAATTCTACAAAATTGAAAAGAGAATCATTTTTAAGTCAAGATGTTTTAAATGAAAGATTGGCTTATTGGACAGCAATGTATAGCGAGAAGTTAAACTATTTAATTCAGAATACTTCGGTTAGCAACAACGGATGTTTAGGATGCAATAGCAATTTTGGAATCGGAAAAATACTATCATGAGCGAAGTAGCAGCAGCAAAAGAATTGTTGAGTAGAATTCAATTTGAGGCAATTGATAGCTCATATATTTTAGCAAAACAAATCGGAATTGATTTAGCAGCTGCAATTAAAAAAAGAGTATTGGAAAGTGGATTAAGTTCAAATAGAACGCTATTTTCTCCGTACTCCGATAATTATAAAAAATATTTAGCAAAAAAAAATAGAGATACTAAAAGCGGTTTGAAGTTTGTCAAAAACTTTGAGTTGACAGGTCAAATGTGGGCAAATTTTGGTACTTCAGAAAGTGTTGATGTTGAAAAAAATGGAAACATTATTAAGGTCACTTTAAAAGGTGGAAATAGTGATTCGCAAAATAAAATAGACTGGAACAGTAA